TGCTGAGATGCTGGCTTCAGAAGGCGGTGGTAAGACCCTGGGCGATGACTGGAAGAAGAAGATTGTTCCTCTCGTCATCTCCAAGACGGTCTTGACTGGGATCATCGCTCTCCTCGCCGAAGGTTATGAGCTGTTTGATCAACACGAAGGTCATGGGATCACGATCCTGAAGTCGGGGACAGGGACTGACACGGATTACAATGTCAATCCCTCTCCTTCTCCCGTTCCCTGCCGTTATGACTCTCTGGAGCAGCCGACCATGTCTCTGCTGGAGTATGCAGAAGAACTCACCAACCGCTCCGAACAGCGTAATGGTGGTGGCTCCTCTTCCGGCGTCAATACTCCTGAAGAGGGTGACTGGTAAGATTCAAATGGGAGGGCAGAGGAAGCTCTGCCCTCCTGGAGATCATCTATGAATATTCGTGACTACTGGCCCATCTCAACTGAAGAACTCTCTATCCCCACTTGGGAAAAGATGCTGACCATGCGTCTGCAGACTTTCCAGGGATTTGCAAATATCGAAAAAGATCGTGGCTTCATTCAACCCAAGATCCATATCCATACTTCCCAGGGACAGGAAGTGATCCGTATGCTCTGCTTCAGATTCCTTGAAGAGGTCGGCGAGGCTTTTGAGTCAGGGGAAGATGATCACTATTACGAAGAGCTGATCGATGCCTTCAATTACATCGTCTCTATCCTTCTGTTAGCTGGTGAGGTCCCCACTGATCTGGCAGCCAAGCTCACTTCTGTCTGCATCGTTCTTCAGTCAGAGACAGCTAGATCAATGGAAAAGGATCTTACTCCTGCATCGATTGGCTGGATGACGATTTCCCTGGGAGCCAAGCTCGGAGATAGCCTCCGCAACAGAGCTTGGATGAACAACTCCCAAAACACTTTTGTCGACCTGGATCTCTTCGAGTTCCTGCTTCCCATCTTCTCATTCATCATCTGCCTGTTCCCAGACTTCAAGACTTTCTATTCTTATTTCGTTGCGAAGGATAGCGTCCTGCAGTTTAGGCTTCGGAGCAAATACTAATGGCTGAATGGATTTCCACTCCCGTAGATCTGATCATACGAAGATCAAGATCTCAGATGGACGAGATCTTCCATACTTCAATGGAAGGGTCTGTGGAGAAGTTCGGCTATGGTTGGTATGAGGCTCATCGAGCTATCACTACTGAGTTGATGCGATTGGCTTTACCTTATGATCACTGGTTCATCCGGGCTATTGCTGCTCGGGTAGCTTGGGTTATTTTCAATACTCTCCAGAAAGAAGGTTATCTCAATGAGGCTTTACCAAAACTTAACCGAAGCGATGTCGGAAATACAACGGGACCTGTACAAGGGTCCGAAGGTCATGTCGACCCGGGTCCAGCAAAGGACTAATCAGAAACTCTCGGGCCGGGAACTGCTGGGGTACTCTTATCTTATCGAGAAGGGAGGTATCCCAGACTCAGCTCAGGAAGTCGTAGAGTTGGGTTCATCCATGGGCTTCCCGATTTATAGAGCGGATATGGAGCATGGGCTGAAGATCTTGAAAGATTGGATGGCTCTTGAAATCCATTATCGAAAGCATGGGGTCCTGGGAGATATGAACGAGAAAGATCATCCAGCTCTGAAGACTACCATTGAGGGCAATTGGCCTTCATATACTTACGGCGAAAGGCTAAGTGGAGCTCTTGAAGCTCTTAGCACTACACTTGAGCTCAGCCCTGATTCTCGCCGGGCTTATTGGCCTATCTTCGAGCAGCATGACTCTCTCAGGGCTATGGCTCCTACCCGAGTTCCATGTTCCTTAGGCTATCAGGCAATGATCCGTAATACTACTCAGGGTCCTCAGCTGATCTTGACTTACCTTCAACGCTCCGCTGATTTCGATACTTTCTTCCTCACAGACATCTGGTTGGCAAATCAATTCCAGAAAGCTTTGGCTGAACGTCTGGAAGTAGCCTCGGGTCAGTTTATGCACTTCATCACGTCACTCCACAGTTTTACAGTCGAAGGAACGGAGATCTATTGATGAAGAATAGATACATTTTCCTTATGATCGTTCATTGTTTATTCCTGGCCGCTATGGCTGTCTCTCTGACTTTGGTTCATCATCCATGGGCTCCGTTCTTGATCCTTCTGGGTTTTGCATGGGGGTATCTTCTCACATGGAAATAGCTACTTATGGATTCGACCCTGGATTGGGTCATGGAGCAATTCTCCACTGTGTCTGGGAGCTTACTGAGAAATCACACAAGTTGGTTGCTTGTGAGACGGTCTCTGCATGGATCAAGAAGGATAAGAATCCTCTCAATCGGTTGCATGCTAAGTCCACTCCTTTGGAGATTAGCCAGTTCGTTCACAAGATTCTTCCGATGTTCTCCAAGCCTGCTATCTCTGTTGGGATTGAGTATGACCCTAACTCGGTTTACTGGAGAACTCAGAAATCTCAGATTGTTACCTTAGCTTTCATGCTGGGTGCATTATGTCATGGACTTCAGAGCATGGGTTTACCAACGATCTTCATCAAGCCCCACCAGGTCAAGAGTGCTTTTGGTATCTTACCTAAAGAAACAAAAGATCAGTACAGAGTTAGACCTCTTCAAATGGTCGACTCTCCCAAGCTGTTGGGTGTCAGCTCTGGCAAGTTCTTACCTGATCTTTCAGATGATGAATACGATGCACTCATGATCGCTTACATCGCAGCAGTTGGTTCATTCAGGAGTCAAAATGGTTAGTAATCACACTTCAGCTCGTTTGCTCTATCTCGCACATGAACTTCGGGCTCCGCTTCCAGCTTCTCTGATCAAGTTCATTCCCCAGGGTGAAGTGGTCAATGCAATTGCTAGCTTCGGAATTGCTGGGGTTGAAGCTGGGATGAAGCTCAGCAGACCTCAGATCCAGGAACTGCTCAAAGCGGGAGCTAAGGATGGTAAAGCTACTCGGGATGAATGGAAGTACATCATCTCGAACCTAGTCACTGACAGTCTAATCGAGCAGAAAGACACCATGAAACTCTCAGAGTTCATGGCGAAGACAGATCTTCTCTCCAAGTATATCAATGGCGGAGCTTCAATCATTGCTACTGAAGAGGGGGGCTTCTCTGCTGATGGAGAGAACATCGAGAAATGGGACTTGGGCTTCGGTCCTTTCGACAGTATCTTCGAGGGGTTCTATCAGGGTCTCTTCGTTATCCTGGGCAGTACTGGAACTGGTAAGACCTCTCACATGCTTTCCCTGGTTGAACAGCTCAAGAAGAATAAGCTCTGCTCTGAAGTCTGGTTCTTCCAGACAGAGATCCCACGGAGGATGTTCGAATATCGGCTCAAGCCCATCCTGGGTCGAGGAGCCAAGTTCGTCAAGGGTAAAGATCGTATCTTCTACGGTCAGCAATCACTGCCCGAGATTATCGAGATGGTCAAGGCTAACCCTGATCCGAACCGGGTTATCTTTCATGACTCTCCCGATGTATTGGCTTCTTCAGCGGAAGAGGGTCGAAGGTTCGAATTGGAATCTCTTTATCGGGATCTAGTTATTCTCAAGGCTTTATGCAAGGCTGTATTCGTTGGATCACAGGTTCGACGTAAGGACAAAGCTGTCAAGATCACTTCTGCAGCCGAGTCGTGGGCGAAGGCCTGGTACGCTGATGGAATGATCGGTATTCAAAAGCTTGGCTTCAAAGGTACCAATGCTCTGATGAAAGCTGTAGTGGTCAAGAACCGTTTTGGTCCAGCAGAATTCGAGATCACGTACGAATACAGCATGACCCAGTTGACTGGAACTCTTACACCTAAGAGTAAACCTCGGGCAGCTGGATGGCAAGATGATGAAGATGGAGGCGATGATGACTGGTAATGAACAACCCCTACCCGAACATGATCAAGACAGCAAGCCCGTATTTCCTGAAGTGATCAAAGATATCGAAGCACGGATGGCCCAGGGAATTCGGACGTATGGGAAAGCTCTTCACACGTTCAATGGTCGTTCTGCTCTCCAGGATCTCTACGAAGAGTTGCTGGACTCGACGGTTTACATCAAGCAGATCTTGATGGAACTGGAAGCTCTTGATCTCAAGGAGGAACAGGATGCCGAAGCTAAACTCGATAGTGCATGACAACCTTTATGTGAGGTGTCCCAAGTGCGGAGATTCACAAAACCCGAATCATGCCCATCTGGGGATCCAGTTGCATACTGGAGAATATAATTGTCTCCGCTGTCATTTCAAGGGAAGGCTTACCACTCAGCTTCTCTTCGAACTTCAGCTGAGGGACTTTCCCTCACTGGACTATAACTCAAGTTCACCCCTCCCCGAGATCTTCAGGGGCCCTGGGTCAAGTCGAAAGAGCAAGCTGGCCCGGTATCACTCAGATGCTGGGGAAGACATCTTCTATTCCTGGTGGAATGACTCTCATGTGGGCTATTACATGAGGGGTCATAAGATGAAGAAACTCTGGGGCTTCTCCGGGTTCAACTGGGCTAATGCTCCCAGCCCCCTGATCTCCAGTGAGGATAATCCTCTTCACTTTGTTGAGGGTCCTTATGATGTACAGGATGATAGAACAGTTTGCTTCTTTGGTATTCCCAGTTACCAGAAGATCAATCAGTTCTTCAAGGAACATTTCTTTATCTTGAAGCCCGATGGGGATATCTGGACTCAGCCGGGTAGATTCGGTATCTTCAAATCTATCCTCCAGAGGATCATCGAAGCTAATATCGGACTCATGGGTGTAGAGTTCTTACCGAAAGGTGCTGACCCTGATGAAGGGTACACCCCGAAATTTATTCCAGTCGATTTCTTCAAGAGGCAACTATGGCAAAACACATCTTCATCTTTGAAGGTCCAGCAGGAGCTGGCAAGACTACACTCATCAATGAACTAACTGAGTCGGGTCATCTGAACTCGGTGGAGTCTACTTTGCCTCCCCTCCCAAGACCTCGCTCTTACGATGAAAGTCCCATCAAGGACTCTGGAGCTACTCTCTCTGCTCTGAAAGATACTCTTCGGATGATTGAGGTAGCCAACTCTCAGGTCAACTATGGGTATCTGGACCGGTGGTACATCTCTCAGCTGGTCTATCATGCAATTCGCCAGAATGACTATGATGGGTTCCGTGAGTCATTCATTCGGATTGATACTCATCTCTGGGGTGTAGTCGATACTCTTATGCATGATTATGCACGGAGGATCTTCAAGCCTCTCTCCCGTACCTCAGCGGCTTTCAAACTTCACTTTCTGTTCTATCTTCCTGATACGAATGTAACTCGGCAGCGCAGGTTGAAAGCTGGTAAGACTTATCCATATCCGTTGGCTTCTGAGCATTCTTATTACGAACTAGCCTATAAGTCGTTGCCTACTAGCTGGAGAATCGGATCAGCGATCATTCAGAATAAAGCTGGAGCTGCTGCTTACATCGAAGATGTCAAGCTTGAAGAAACTCAGGAGGTAATCTCCCATGCGGGCTAGTCATTACTTAGATCTCAGACCCTCCGAGTCTGAAGCTGCTCCAGGGAAGGGCATACTAGAAGCTGACCGTATCATCGTTGGCATTGCTCCTTCTCCCAACAGACCTCATGAACGTAGGAACGAGCCTTTTGGGGCTAAGTCCCACGAACTCATCCAGGCTCTGGCCAAGAACTTCCCAAGCATGTACGTTACCAACTTCCAGAAGACTCCTCTTGAAATTGGCAAAAAACTAGTGGCAAAAGAGCAGAAAAAGTGGGCACCCCTGCTATATGCTGAGCTGGCCCTGTATGTGGTCCCTGGCGTCACTAGGATCCTTACCCTGGGATCTGAGCCTTCGAAGCTTTTATGCCCAGGATTCAAGAGTCTAAGGGAGGACCATGGAACTGTCTTCTACAATCCGGAGTTGGACTGCGAAGTACTTCCTACATTTCACTTCGCTGCGGCTATGAGGAATCCCGAACAGAAGCCCTTCTTGAAACGAGATCTTCAACGTTTCTTCGAAGGAAACTTTATCGAGTCCCAGAAGTTCATCCTAGCCGCTCCCCCTTCGCTTCCTACTCCGGAAGTCTACTTGGATATCGAGACTACAGGTTTAGATATCTATGAAGATAAGATCATCTCGATCGGTGTAGCTTCTGACCTGGATCAAGCCCCTGTCTACATTGCCCTCAATCCCGGTGAGAAAGTTTTCAAGAAGCTTTATGAGATGGTCAAGAATAAAATCTTGGTGGGTCACAACATCTCATTTGACTTGGCTTTCTTGGAGCATCATTCTCAATTACCCTGGACAAAGATCAAAGTCAGAGATACTATGCTGGCTGCATTTGTCTTGGGCGAAACAGTCCTCTCGCTGAAACATCTGGTTACAGCTTACACTGATCGAAAAGGAAGTCATAGTGGAGGTGGATTCGAAGATCCTCAGTATCTAGCAGAGGATGTAGCTGGTACTAAAACTGTGGCTTCAACATTCCTCAAGAGGGCTAAGCAGCAATGGATCAGCTCTCTTCTTTATCAACTTTCTCCTCGTATTGCCCGTATGAGATTGAATGGGGTCCACATCGACTGGAAGCTTGCTGAACAACTTACTCGGGAATACGAAAAGAAGATTGTAAAGGCTAAGGCTGAACTAGATCATGTTGCTGGTAAGGATATCAACTGGAACAGCAATGATCAGGTGGCTAAGGTACTCCTCAAAGCTGGAGTCCCTCTCACTGATATGACTCCAACGGGTAAGTACTCAGTCTCAGAACCTACGCTTCTCAAGTTCAAAGAAGACTATGGGATCATTCAGACTTACTTCAATCATAAAGATCTGGAGCATGACCTTAGTTTCATAGCCTCTTATCACGATCTTCGTGGGACAGATCTGATGCTTCATCCTAAGTTCAATCTTATGGGTGCTGCTACTGGCCGTTCTTCCATGACTGATCCCAACTTACAACAGGTTCCCCGGTTGGGCCCCATCAAACTTCTCTTTACTTCCAGGTTCAAGAATGGCTTCTTCGGTCTAGTAGATCTAGCACAGGCTGAACTACGCATTGCTGCACTCATGGCTAATGATGATGTCTTGGCTGAGTCAATCATGTCAGAGGATATCCATCGGCTCAATGCTGCAGCCATCTATGAAATACCCATGGAAGAAGTTACAGCTTACCAACGTAAGAAGTCGAAGGGAGTTACATTCGGTCTTCTCTATGGTGGTAGTCCCCAGGGTCTGGCTACTCGAGTTGGAGTTTCAGTAGCCGAGGTAGAAAAGATCATGTACGTCCTTCTCAAGAGTAAGTACCCCAAGTTAGGTAGGTACATTCAGGATCAGAAGGATATTGCTGTAGCAACGGGTCAGAGTACTACCCCTCTGGGTCGCATCAGGGATCTTCGATTACTTACTGAGCTGGAGGGAGAAGGATCTGCTGAAAGGAAAGGCATCAACTCCCCTATCCAGGGCACTGCATCAGATGTGATGCTGATCATCCTCAACTCATGCTTTGAACAAACTGAAAAGCTTCAGACACAGTCACTACCCATCTTCGGGGTTCATGACTCTAGCATGCATGATATTCACCCCAGTGAGAAAATGAAATACGTTGGCATAGTACAAAATGCTTTCAGGGCTCTCAACGATACACCCCTCAATCAGTTTCCTCTTTGGGGTCAACTGCCCATTGAAGGAGAGCTTATCTTGGGTAGGAACTGGGCCCAGGTAGAATCGACTAACGAGGAGAACTACGCTCCTCTCTTCTCATACCCATGCTCTAACTTGGAGTAAATCATGAAACAAATGACTGCTACTACAGCTGGAGCACTGATTGAGAACTTGGTCTCAGCTATTCTCTGGGGTACTCTTCCCTGGGATAAGATCGTCAAGAATGATAAGTACATCTATCACGATGTAGAATTCATCTTGAGTGCTCCAGCTAATGATCTGGACTTCAGTGAAGTCTTATGGACAAAGCATCGCTGGGCTAGGTTCTTCAGGGAGTATCTCTCCAAAGATGAACTCGATGCTTGGATCAGCTCATGTAGTAAGGGTACACCTGGGATCTCAGAACTCGCAGAGAGGGGTTATATCTTTCAGCAGAAGTCTGCTTCTCCCGGTCATAAGCTTCTGGGCAACTGTCTGCTGGGGATGAGCTTCAGGGGTTATCCCTACCCCATGATCACGATGCATAGCAGATCCAGTAACTTCTTTCCTGTAGCTTATCTGGATCTCTCTCTTGGTAGTCTTCTGGCTGTAGAGATTGGGAATCGAAGAAAAGAATTTCCCGTGTCACTCACTTGGAAGATCACATCTCTTCAGATAGATTTTCAGTGGTTGTACTCATACTACAAGACTACCTGGCTCAGGTACCACAACAAGAGTGATGTGAAGGATCCCTTTGTAAAGAAGGTTCTCTCACTCTTGACTCTGAAAGAGAAAGCTATGAGATCCGGCGAGATTACGAAGTTCTCTCGGAAGCGGGAAGATCGTCTTTTCCGTAAAACGATTGAGAACTCTGATCCAACTTTCTTCCCAAGTTTAGAGGAGATCGAATGATACCTTATTCTGATGTCATCATCAAGAAGATAATCGATGGGGGTTATCTGACTTGGGCTCATGGGGCTATTGGGTTCAAGTCTTGGCAGACAGCTCGAACCAACTACTCCCGTAGAGCTGGCGCACTGATCTGCTTAGATAGCCGAAGATCTTTCCGAAAGGAGTTTGATCCTAACTACAAGTCTCACCGTAAAGATAAGAGGGAGCAACGGCCCAAGATACATGAGAAGGTGATGTTCTTTCAAGAATACATCCGGGAAGACCCTACGCTTCGTACTTGGGAGGTGGACGGCCTGGAAGCTGATGATCTTATTGCCATTCTAGTGGGTAAGTTCAAGCTACCCGTAACCGCTCTGGATAAAGATCTACTCCAGATACCCACTATCCAAATGAATAAGATTGATAACACGGAGGTCTTGGTAACTAACTTTGCCCTTCGGCAGGCTAAGATGATCAGGCCCTTGGTTGAACAGAATTCCGATGTTCTCTTTATTCTAACTCTCTTGGGAGATAAGTCTGATGATATCCCTCGGCTTATCCCTTCTCGTAATCTGGACCTATTGGTTAGCCTCATGAGATCTCCTTCTCCCTGGGAAGCTGCTCTTGAGTTATTCGGTGATCGACTGCTTCACAATCTCTATCTGGCAGTTCTTCCTGGACCTTGGTGTTTCTACCCTACACCGTCTCAGAAAGAAGTGTTCAAACAGGTCTTGCAAGGTACCTGGCCGAAGGGTGTCTTGCGATATAATATACAAGAATTCATTCAAGACAAGGAGACTCCATGGCCACAGACTACGTCGAACAAATCGAAAAGATAAAGAACGATTCATCTCTCTCAGCGGACCAGAAAAAGAAGGAACTCAAAAGACTTCGCCGTATGATCCGTAAGAATCGAAGTCCTGAAGAGAAAGCTGCATCTCGCCGCCGGGTAAGAGCTGAGGGTCCAGCTGATCCGAACACCCCGGTTACACGGGCTCACAATCGGCCAAAGACTGTGATCGTTTCAGATGAGCCGGCTATTCCTCTACCTGAATTCATCGAGAAGCTGGAATCTGAAATCAAATCTCGTAAGCTAAAGCAGTTCGATTCCAAGAAGCAAGCTGGATTGGCCTTTCCTTTGGTTCTCTGTCTCAAGCAGAGCATCACTGAGCCTCAGGTTCTGTTCGATAAGTTCAAGGCTCGCTGGGGTAAGGAAGCTACAGAGTACAGCTTCATCACACTTCCAAAAGAAACTCTCTTCCTCCTGGGGCCTGTAACAGAAGCAGGGAGGTAATATGATCTTAGTTCTGTTTCCTTTTACTCCGAGAGATCCTCTCAGTATCTATCGGGCTCGGATCATCATCGAATTGCCTGAGGATCCTGGGATAGAGTTTACGATCATCAAGCATCCTATCCTACTCGAGGGTACTAAACTTTCACTCTTCAGTTTGGGAACTTGGCTTACTCAGCAGGAGCCCCTTCTGGCTCAAAAGTAGAACACTCGTTCTATTTACAAATCGACGATGTCGTGATATAGTTAGGGTATTCTAAATAAAACAAGGAGACCAAAATGATCAATCACACTTCTATTTTTCCTCAATTCCAATTCAAGCTAACCTTCAACCACAAAGAAACTCGAAACGATGCAGCAGAGATCCTGAAGAAACACATGGGGCGCTCTCACTATCGTTTGGGTAAGAACGTAAACATTTTCTTTGCTAATAAAGATGCTCAGGTGGCTGCAGCAGGAGTTCTCTCCGCTAACGGCTTCCGGGGATTGGCTTCACAGGTATAATTCAAAACCACAAGGAGACCCACATGCCCAACTTTAAGAATCCAGCTATACAAGAATTTGCACAACAAAAGCCCTCACTTCGATTTGCTTCTGGCGAGGATGCTCTAGCTTCTCTCAACTACTTGATGATGAACTCTCCCCTCAGAGCTAAGCTCGAGGGGGACTCTCTCATTTTCGAGACAGCCACTGACCTCAACTTTGCCATCAAGATCATTGACCCCTTTGGGTTCAAGACGGTTGGGAGTCTGTAATGGAAACTTCCAACTTAGATCTTACTCCAGTTGATCCCCAGGATGTGGAACAGGAAGCTGAGCTCCTGAGACTCCAGGGGATCAACCCTCACAAGGGCATCATCTGGAAACGTTTAGCTCACAAGGAAGCTATCTACGATGAGATACCTTCGGGTGCATCACTCCTCTGGTCAGATGAACCCTACCCAGATCCTCTTGTTACTGAGGAATTGGTCAAATGGGCTATGGGTCAATCAGAGGCTATCTCTGAAGTCATCTTCAACTTTCTGGAAAGTCCCTCGGATGAAGGAGTGGATGAAGTCACTCAACAGCTGAAGTCCCTGGGAGTGGATCTTTTCTCTCGGGAGGTAAAGAAGGAGAAGTCACTGACACAGATCATTCTGGAGCTCCTAGAAAAGAAGGCTTACTCATTGGTGGAACTCTACGAGATAGGCCGGGCTCTACAGCCAAGCAATCGTCCAGAAGCTGCTGTCAGGCAAATCATGAGAAGGCTTACTCGGGAAGATCGGGTCAAGCTGATGGGAGAACTCTTCATGCTGGTGGATCATGGATAAGAAAGACCCAGGGTATATCGCTCACGCTCGTTACCAGAAGCTGATCAACCGGATGTGGGTCTTCTTCAAGGAAGTCAAAGCCTCAGACTGCGCAGGACTGGCAGGGCAGGGACCCAAGACGGAGTACACCCATCTCCACCGGAACATCAAGAAGAAGGGGGGTAAGCCTCCAGCAGATTACACCGCAGTTGAAATGATGATTGACTTCAAGTTAGAAATGGGAAGGCATAACTACGATGATGCCATACCTCTGTACTATTCACTCAAACGTATGTTGAACTGGGAGTAACACATGAGCTTTATAACACTAGTATCTGTAACATGTGACCATACTTGGCTAGATATTGAGGGGCATAGCCAACGTTGTGATGAGATTATTCTAGACTCTGATGATGCTGATCAGGCTATGGATAGACTAAAGGCTCAGGGATGGATTACTACTCGCAAAGGCGAGTTCTGTCCTAAGCATCGGGAGGCACACGAACATGAAAGGTAGTTTTCTGGAGGAGCTGATCCTCAACAACAGAAGGCCTCAACAAACGATCATGGCAGAGCCCAAGCTACAGGGAGGGAAGTCTTACTTCTTGACTTCTCTCTTTCTCTATCAGGGTCCCATCATTGACGGTAAGATACCCACAAAGGAGGAGTCCAATGAGACTGGACAGACTACGGAAACTGTATAGGCACCTGATGAGGGGAGAGCTGGGGCATAAGGAATTTGACTTCTCAGGGTATAACAATGTTAGAGCAGGCCGCTGTGGGACTGCGGGTTGTGCCCTGGGTGAGATGCCAATTCTAGACCATGAGAATTGGAAGTTCAAGGTACGACCGGGGCGTCAGTATTCTCAACCGACTCTGAGAATAGATCCCCCTGCAGAACCCTTCTGGCCTCTGGATCCTATCCGAAGCGCTGAGATCTATTTTGGGATTAGCGCTGATCAAGCTGCTCACTTGTTTATCCCAGGTGGGCAAAGACCTAGAAGCTTCTCGGGTAAACATCTGGAGGGTGAAGCTACTCGTTATCAGGTAGCTGCTAATCTGAAAGCATTCATCGATAAATATGCCAAGAAGGCAAAGGAAAGGAGATTACGCAATGAATCTAAAAGGCGCAGAACGTCTACTCAAGCTCGTTGAGCATCTCGAGAGTGGAAAGCTGGGACAGGATGAGTTTGACTTTACGACTTATCACGGCCTGAAGATAGACCCAGAGACCGAGACTATCTGTGGTACTCGTGGGTGTGCTATCGGCGAGTTACCCCATGTCTTCCCGCAGGATTGGGTCTATCCCAATGCATACACGGGACCCTACTGGTTCAACGCTCCAGAAGAAGTCCTGATGGAAACTCGAAATACGAGTACTCATGGTCAGATCTTCTTTGATCTAACCCGTGAAGAGTATCAGCATCTCTTCTTACCTTTTCACCAGGTGGGTGATCAACTAGAAGGCGATGCTACTGCTCTAGAGGTAGCCCAGGGAATCCGGAAGTTCTTGGCAGATAACGGGTACTCTGTACTCGAGGTTATCGAAATGCACAAGCATGAGGGAGGGCTTCATGAATAGACAAGGAGCACTACGCCTCGCTCAGCTGGCTAAACATCTGGCTGAAGGAAAGCTGGGTCATGCTGTCTTCAACTTCGGTATCTGGAATGGGGATATCGACTCTCAGACACTCTCTTCGGTAGTTACTCCTCATGTCTGTGGGACCCAGGGCTGTGCAGTAGGGGAGGCTCCTATCCTTTGGCCTTTCGACTGGACTTTTGATCTTGGGGGTAAGCCTCTCTTGACTAAGTATCTCTCTGAATCTGATTCAGGATGGGCTGGTAACTACTCTGTCTCTCTTACTTCAGCAGCAGATTGGTTCGATCTTACTGTTGATGAAGCTGATCAGCTCTTTGCTCCTCATGCTGAAGAGATGGGTAGATACTACTTCTGGGGAGGTCCAGTTCTTACAAGTAATGCTTCGAAAGAGGCTGTAGTCAATAATCTCATTCAGTTCATCCGGCATGAAGGGTATGATCCGGATGAACTCATGGAGGCAAAATGAACACGATCTATGCAGAACGTTTGGCTATCCTGGCTGACCATCTGGAGCATGGGCAACTGGGACATTCCTTCTTCAACTTTGGAGCTTGGAACGTAGGGCCTGCTGTTACACCCTCAGGTTGTGGTACAGCCGGATGTGCAATCGGGGAATGCCCCATCGTCTTCCCAGAAGAATGGTCTTTCCACCCCAAGACCCTTGCTCCGGGTCTTCACGAGGAGAAACAGTACTTTACTCCAGAAACTTCAGGTTGTCTTTTCTTCAGTCTTACTGAGATAGAGTTTGGGCTTCTGTTCATGCCCTATGCGGATGACCTGGATAAATCTGAATGGCCTGATTGGTATGAGCGCTTAACTGCTGAGGCTACCAGGGAACAGGTGGCAGAGAACATCTGGAAGTTCCTCGAGCATGAGAGGGGTAGGAGCAAGGCCAGCTTCTCGGCTACTCTGCAGGCTGCTGCTATCTCACGTAAGGTTCGGGAGGTTGGTCCTGATACTATTACTTCTCAGATCAATTCTTTCAGGAGTACAGTGGGTAGACTTATGGGAGTAGACCCCGCACTTCCTGGGTCAGAGCGAACTGTCTACTTCAAGGGTGATTCCGATGAATAGAGCTGTCAGTACTATCATCCGCATTACTCCTGAGGCTCTCAAGGGTATAGCAGCTCTGCTCGAGAAGTACCCGGTAGTGGAGGTGGATCTTCCCAACTGTCAGGTCTACTTCGAGGCCTCTAGCTGGCTAGTGCAGAAGGGTTCAGCTACTCTGGAGGCTGCCAAATGTTGGGTAAGAGGGAAAGATGGAGAGCTACTAGACGTTACTCCTTGGGGTAAAGGATCTACTCCTCCTGATGTCGAGGTAGTAAAGGCTGTGAAGGAGGTAGTCCAGCTTACTGAGGATGGGTATAGCCGAAGGAACTTGATCGTAACGGGTCAGAGGCTGGGAGATTCTATTGTACTTATCGATGTCTCCAACGATTTTCGTCAAGCTCTTGAGCAGGGCTGGATGACATACAGGCGCCAGGTCTAACGAGGCACACGAGACTCATGGTATAATACGGGGCAACAGGACTGTAGTCTCCTGATCTTTATACCGGAGGAACTCATGGCGAAGTATCAAAAAGGCGAATCAGGCAACAGGAACGGAGCACCGCCCAGGGAGAGGGCCTGGGCAGCTCTGATTCGTAAGTATGGGGTCAAGAAGGTCACACTCTACGATGGAACAGAACTCCCTGCTCAAGACATCATTGCTCAGCTCACGATCCAGGCTCTTATCACAGGAGAGATAGTCTTTCCACGTATGCAAGGAGATCCTGCCAAACGTAAGAGGCTGCTCATGAGGGCAGATGACTGGATCCGTTTCTTGGGTAAGACTCGAGAGCATATGGATGGGAAGATCGTGGATGTCACAAGTGGTGGGGAACAGCTGGGTGATAACTCGGTGATTGTCTATCTCCCAGATAACAAACGTGAGGATAAGGATGAAACAGGAGACTGAAGTAATTATCAAGGTCAATGAAGAGGTTATCGAAGCTCTCAAGAACTGGGGCTCTGCACTTGCTGAGATCTCGAGTGATGTCTTCAAGGCAATCAGGAAAGCTTATCCCGAGTTTCTACTTCTTTCATTCCAGAATGACGAAAAGGCAGCGGCTCGATACTTGAAGAAGATGCGTAAGCAAGTTCGATACAACGAAAAGATGAGGAAAAGATATGGCCACACTCGCAACTAAAGATCGTCTCGCTCAAGACCTCAGCGAGATCAATGGGATGCCTGCTGAGATAGTCAATCGGGCATCACAGGGATACTATGATGACTATCTAACTCCCTTGTTGGATCCAAAGACTCAACTAGCTAAAGACCTCACTCAGGCGGGTTTTCCCCATCTAGCTGAAAGGGTTCGAGCGGGTGAGTGGGACAATACAAAGGAAGAAGCTCATGAGTGGCGAGAGTCTGAAGAGGGACGTGAGGCACTCTTTGCTGCTTGGGATCAAGCGAACCCTATAGGCCCCACCCTGGGGCAGACGGGTAAGATCAGTCGACTGAAGAAACACCACACGCATAAAGTATGACTGCTGATGTAGTCTTCAAGCCTCAATCTCGGCAGGAGCAGTTCTTATCCTCTCCTGCCGATATCGTTATCTATGGGGGTGCTGCTGGAGGGGGTAAGACTTACGCTACTCTCCTTGAACCTTTGCGTCACATAGACAACTCAGAGTTCGGTGCTGTCATCTTCCGTCGTACTGTGCCTGAGATCATCAAGCAGGGGGCTATGTGGGATGAGAGCATGAGTATCTACCCCCACTTCAACTCTCACCCTAATCGGAATCAGCATCAGCACGTCTTCCCTTCGGGGGCCAAGATAACCTTTGACTCTCTCCAGTATGAAGATACAGTCTACAACTGGAAGGGTGCCCAGGTACCTCTGATCATGTTCGATCAGCTGGAGAGCTTCACTGAGTTCCAGTTCTTCTATATGATCACCCGTAATCGTTCTACCTGTGGTGTTGCTCCCTACATTCGAGCTACATGTAATCCGGAGCCGGGTTGGTTAGCTGACTTTCTTGACTGGTGGATTGCAGAGGATGGCTATGCTGATCTAGATAGAGTAGGTAAGATCCGCTGGTTCGTCAGGGCTAATGGTGATGAGATAGTCTGGCGGGATACCTATGAAGAGTTAGAGGCTGAGTATCCCGAGCTCATGCCTGCTAAGTCAGTTACTTTCATCGTCTCTACTATCTATGACAACGAGAAGCTGCTGCAGAAGGATCCAGGGTATCTTGGTAACTTGAAGGCTCAAGACCTAGTCTCTAAGGAACGTCTGTTGGGTCATCCTCAACGAGGTGGCAACTGGAAGATTAGGCCTTCTGCTGGTCTACTGTTCAATAAGGACTGGTTCCAAGAGATCCGGGCTGATGAAGTTCCAGAGGGAGGGATCACTGTTCGCTTTTGGGATTTAGCTGCTACTGAAGAGAAGTTCTCTAAGAAGATCAAGAAGAGTAAGGGTAATCCTCTCAAGGGTCCTGACTATACAGCATCAGTCAAGATGAAGAAGGTAGGCACTACTTACTATATTCTTCATGCAACTAACGAACGTCTCTCTCCTACTGCTGCAGATAGAAGGATGAAGGAGCTTGCAGAACTTGATGGTCCCTGGGTAGCACAACGCTGGGAGATGGAGTCAGGGGCCTCAGGTAAGAGAGACTCCTCGCATATCTCTGCTCAGCTCGATGGCTTTGATTCAGGAGGCATCAGACCTCAGGGAGATAAGATCACAAGAGCTAAGCCTTTTGCTGCTCAGGCTTTCAATGACCATGTCAAGATAGTCAAAGGTAACTTTACCAAGATGTATCTTGAGCACATGCATGCACAGCCCGAATGGCCCCATGATGATCTCATGGATGCTTCCTCAGGAGCTCACAAGTACTTGGCTAACCCACCGAAGAAGCCTCAGAACAAACCTGGATAGTGATATAATACCGGCAGAAGCTTTTGTGCTTCAACTTTTTGTGAAAGGGATAACCCATGGCAGAAGAAGACGTCAAGCCCTCTGTTCAAGCCATCTTGAACAAGCAGCCCGAATACTTTCTCCTCTACGATTACTACGAGGGGGATCATGAACTGAAATTCAGTACCAAGAAACTGGCAAAGGCCTTTGAAAGCGTAGGTATCTACTTTGCTGAGAACTGGTGTGCTGTGATCATTGACTCAGTACTGGATCGGCTCACTCTCCTGGGCTGGACTGTCTTGAAGGATAAGGAGAAGACTACTCGCTTATCTACTTTCTTCCAGAATCTTCACATTGCACTGGTTGCTGATGAAGTCCACGAGGCAGCCAATGTAGTGGGTGAAGGTTTTATGATCATGGGTAAGCAGGATGGGTTCTTAGAAGCCTATGCTAATGATCCGGCCTGGACGCATGTCTTCTATGATCCGAGCAATCCTCGTAAGAAGATCCGGGCAGCTAAGCTTTACATGGATGATGGAGTTGCTACCCTCATTTTGTACTACCCAGACAAGATCGAACGATACGTAGCTTCCCGCCCCTCGGGTAAGAAGGATCAGTCTCTCTTGAACTGGTCATTCACTAAAGATGGAGAAGATATTGAGAATAGCTATGGCCGTATCCCCGTCTTCCACTTCAGGAACTCTCAATCGAATAAGAGGAAGATAGACCTCGATCGGGCTATTCGCTCCATGCAGGATGCTATCAATATCTTCTTCTCTAACATGATGGTGGCTAATGAGTTCTTCTCAATGAAGCAGAGGGTTATCATCTCAATGGCTGATCCTGGGGACCTAAAGAACAAGGCCGGAGAGAACTGGTGGATCCCTGCTGGAGAAGAGGGTGGACCTCAACCCAACGTTCTTCAGCTGGATGCTGCTAACCCTGATGCCTTCATCAAGGCTATGGATAGAACCTCCTCAGCGATGGGCGTGGTCACGCGTACACCCAAGCACTACTTCTTCTCTTCAGGTGGTCAAGACCCTTCGGGTGAGGCTCTCATGACCATGGAGTCACCTTTGGTAAAGAAGACTACCAAGAGAAAGAATAACTATGACGTCACATGGCTTGAAGTAGCAGCCTTTGCTCTTGAGCTGATGGGCTTGAGGGTAGAACCCGAGAACATTCAGTCTCAGTGGGGTCCCATCCCAACAGTTCAACCTCTCACTGCTGCTCAGATCGTAAAGACCGAAGGCGAATCGGGTATCCCGGTCAAGAACTCACTACGTCGTCAAGGTTGGAGTCAAGAGGATCTAGCTCAGTTTGACAAAGATCAGGCTGAGGCCCAGAAGAAAAGCTCTCTCGCTCTCAAAGCCCTCCAGGATCTCAGAGATGAGGGTACTGACAACACTCAACCTGATGGAAGTAATCCTGACGAATGACATTCCCCATCGTACCTACACCCCCTGAACCTGAAGTAATCAGAGTTATCAGGGAATATCGCCTAGGCATCTTAGCTAGAGAAGAAGAGCAGACCCGAAGGTTAGCCCAATCCTGGATCCAGATAGAACGTAATCTGTACCCACACATGGAACTTCTGGCAAGACAGATAGCTGATGCTAAGGCCAATGGATCACTGATCACCGAACAGCTGATTGCTAAGCAGGAAAGATACCAGATACTTCAAGCTCAAATGAAAGAGCAGATCTTGAAGTACTCAAAAGACATTGCAGTACCTGATATCGAAGCTGAGCAGTTAGCTTTTGGTGAGATAGGCATCAAGCAGGCTACTCAAGCTATCTCTCTTGTCTCTTCGAACTTGGGTATGGGTGCCCAGTTCGATAGGTTACCCGTCAGTGCAATCGAAGATATGGTCGGCCTGCTGGGTAATGGCTCACCTCTCTACTCTCTTCTCAAAGAGGCATACCCCGATGCCCTTGATGGGGTAGTCAACAGTCTTCTCCAGGGAATGGCTGAAGGACTCAATCCTGTAACAGTTGCCCGGAACATGGCCGAGAGCATGGGACTGGGTCTTGAGCGGATCACTCTCATTGCTCGAACTGAAGAACTCCGGGTATGGAGAACATCAACTGATAGACAGTATCAAGCTTCAGGGGTAGTACTGGGCTCAAAACGTCTGGCTGCTAAAGATGCTTGTATGGCTTGCCTCGTAGCGGATGGGGAGTTCATTCCGTTGGGCACTCCTCACACTGACCATCCTAGAGG